CCAAATTTCACCTCTTTCTTTATCTCATAACGCCTATTTACCATAATACCGGTTATAGAAAAATATTTTGTATATTTGCATCGCATTCAGTGATTTAGCTGTTTATGCAAAATGTTTAATGTTATAATATAATGATATGAAAATTGAAGTTAGAAGACATTATTTTTCAGAAAACTACACCATTGGCAAACTTTATATTGATGGTGGTTATTTCTGTGACACTTTAGAACCGTCAACTACGTCTAAAGAGTATCCAGCTGTAAAAACTGGTATCTATTCGCTTTCTATTGTTTGGTCTTCTAAGTTTGGCTGTTATATGCCTCGTATTGAAGTTCCAAAGCGTTCTGGTATTCTTTTTCATGTTGGTAATTATCCCCATGATACTAAAGGTTGTGTCCTTCTTGGTATGAATACTATTAAAGGCTCTGTTACCGCTTCAAGAGTTACTTTTAATAGTTTCTTTGATATGCTTCTTGACCATATTGCTAGGTTTAAAAATGCTATTGTTGTTGAATTTAAAAATATATAAGTTATGAAAGAAAAAATTATTTCTGTGATTATCAAGGCTATTGTTTATGCGCTTACTAGTTTAGCGGCTAGCCTTGGCTATGCTAGTCTTTAGTTTTGTCGTTTATTAATTAATTATCTTTTAGGTATGCGTTTACGTGAAATGGTAGAAAGTGAGCGTCAGGAATTAACACCTCAACCAGCTTACAAGTGTTTTAACCCTCGAAGAGTTTATAACCCTTATTTGGGTGAACACTTGTTTGTTGATTGTCGTAAGTGTGACGCATGCTTGCATAAGAAATCTGTTGAACTCACCAACAGAGTTACTCAGGAGTGTAAACAACATAAATACTCTTTGTTTGTTACTCTTACTTATGATAATGAACATTTACCTTTGTTCAAGTATCTTTGCGATGATTATTTTGTAAGTAATAAGCCGTTCTCCTTTGATGGTCGCAATTATGTTTATCCGTCACTTGCTTTTAAAAATCTTCTTGATGTTGATGGCAATTCCTACGAGTGTGATCCTTACGAATTTCAGCCTACGAATTTAGATGTCTGTGGCTTTGCTTATGCTTCCAAGTATGATTTGCAGAAGTTTCTTAAACGTCTTCGTATCCGTCTTTCACGTTCTCAGGAACAAAACCCTTTTTATAAGGGCAATGGTAAGAAAAAACTTTGGATAAATAAAACTATTAAAGATTTACCTGATTATGAAAAGAAAATCCGTTACTTTTTTGCGTCTGAATACGGACCTACCACTCTCCGCCCACATTATCATGGCATCATCTGGACTGACAACGAACAAGTTGCCCGATGGCTCGAGAGGAATATACCTACGTGCTGGTCGATGTGTGATACTTCCCGAGTTGATGTACAATACGTCTCAGGAAGTGCCCCTCAATACGTTGCGAAATATTGTAATAGCTTTAATCGTCTGCCTAAAATTTTACAGACTGAATTTACGAAGCCGTTCTATTTGGCTTCTAAAAACCCAGTTATCGGCTCTTTCAAAAGTGACGTCTTACAGCTTGGTGACGCTCTCATTAACGGAACTATTGAACAACTTGAGCAGCGAACTAACGACTCACAAGGAACTACAGAATATGCCTTTGTTCCTATTTCCAAGCAGACTTTTACTAGATACTTCCCTACCTATCAAGGCTTTGGCTTACCGCTTGATTATGGTGAATTTTCATTACTTGAAAAGTATCGAACAGGTAACTTTAAAAAAAAATATAAAATAGATGAGAATTTGAAAGCTAGTTTTTCTGCTGCTCTCTCTATGGTTAACGAACATCATAAATTTAGTTATGTTTTGTCTGATGATTTCTGTTATCAAGATAAGCATTTTGTTGATATGGTTGATTTTTGGACGTCTCGCCCTATTGAATACCCTGAAAGGGTTAATGGTGTTTTGACTGGCCGTGTGCTTACTACTCATCTTTCTGATGCTGCTTACTTAGTAAAGTTGCATACATTATATGATAATTATAGACTTTACGTTTTGCGTAATTTCTACTTGTCTCAGGAAGTAGGCTCTGTTAAATTCCCTATTCGAGATACTAAACTACTTCATAAGTGGTTTCTACTGTCTTTTTATAGAGAGTTTGTCTTTAATCTTCCTTTGCATATTACAGAAGGAGAGTACGATTCTGCTTTTTCTGACCCATATGCAGATGATTTCTGCTTGCTTCGTCAGATAGGCGTTAATTATTGGGATTTATATCGCCAAAATACTCTTATGCCCGAGTTTCAGGCTTTTATTAAGTATCAGCGTGATTGTTATTCTCAAACTTTCCGTTCTGAAATCTACGATAAAATACTTGATTCTATCAAGACTAAGAAGAGTAATGAGATTCTTAATGATTCTCTTAATAATAGTTTTAATATTAATAAAAATTTGTAATTATGAACAGTCTTTTTGCTAAACAGAAAAGTAAGGCTAATTTACAGCGTAATGCCTTTGATTTGTCGTACTCTAATAAGTTTACGGCATCTCCTGGTATGCTCTTGCCTTGCTATGTTCAGGAGGTTAATCCTAATGAACATTTTGTTATTTCTCCGCAGTCGTTTCTTCGTACTATGCCGTTGAATACTGCATCTTTTGTCCGTGCTAAGCAGAACATTGAGTTTTATTTTGTGCCTTATCGTCTTCTTTGCCGTCAGTTCCCTCAGTTTGTTGTTGGTACTGATTATAAGTTAAGTTCTATTTCTGCACTCAATAGTTACAAAGATAATTTGCCAACTTTTGATTTAAATGCTACTATTCAAACACTTATTCAAAATTATAAAACTGACGAAAATTCTTTGGATATTTGTGGTATGCCAATTTGGCGTGGTGCTGTTCGTCTTCTTGATTTACTTGGATATGGTGTTAATCTTCCAACCTTGCGCTATTTTTCTCAGGAAACTGCTATCAATTTTGATAGGACTTTAGATGTTAATCCTCTACGTCTTTTGGCTTATCAGAAGATTTATTATGATTTTTATCGTAATCCTCTTTATGAGTTGAATAATCCTGAAGCTTATAACGTTGATGATCTTTATGGCTCTACTATGTCCGACCCTGATTTTAATGAGTATACCACACGTTATAACGCTCCTTTTTGTTTGCGTTATCGTAATTGGAAAAAAGATTACTTCAATTGCGTTTCTCCTTATTTTCAGGGTGCTGATTGGCTCTCTAACCCAATTACCCCTCCTAGTTTTGCTAATCCGTCTGCGGATAGCCATTTAGACCCATATACATCTACCACAATTACAAGTGGTAATTCTCAAGTTTTTATGTGGGGACATGTTCCTGACGCTTCAACTAATTTAGTTTTTAGTATTAGTAATCTCCGTTCTGCTTATGCTCTTGATAAACTCTATCGTTTAAGCATTGCTGCTGGTGATGGTGATTACGGCTCTCAAATCCGTGCTCATTATGGTTTTGACGTTCCATATGATAATTGTAAATCCCGTTTTCTTGGTGGTATTTCTGAGCCTATTTCTATTTCTGAGGTTGTTACTACTGCTACCACTTCTGAAGCCCCTACGGGTGATATTTATGGTAAAGGTGTCTCAGCTAATAGCGGTCAGCGTATTGTCTTTGATTCAAAGGAGCATGGTATTATAATGGGTATTTTCTCTGTTGTCCCTGAAGCTGATTACAATGCTTGCGGTGTTGACAAATTTAATACTAAAGTTTCCCGTGAAGATTATTTTCAGCCTGAGTTTGCTGATTTAGGTCTTTCTCCTTTGTCTCTTTTTGAGTATTCGTATTGTGCTCCTACTGGTAGTGATTCTAATGCTTCTTTAGGTTATATTCCTCGGTATGCTGAGTATAAAACCCGTGTTGATTATGTGCACGGCGAGTTTGAAAGTTTTACTGAAACCTCTTCTGCTTCTCAAGGTACTTTGTCCGCTTGGGTTGCTCCTCGTCAGTCTCAACTCTCTTCTAATTTTAAGGCTAGTAATGCTTTTTTAAAGATTAGGCCTAATATTTGGAACAACATTTCTAGTGTTTTTTTCAAAGGTAAAGAGGAAGAAGATTTATTTATTGTTGATTTCCGTGCTAACGTTCAGGCCGTTCGCCCTATGTCTGTTAGTGGTCTTCCTTCAATTTAAAATTATATGTTATGTTTAAGAATAAAGATTATTATCGTACTCGTTTTCAGGCTGCTCTTGTAGATACTTCGTTTTTGTTTGACCCTGATAACCCTGATTTTATTAGCCCTATGGATAAAGATTTATCTGCTATTAATTATGTGGATTCTCATGGGCATATAGTTGATGTACTTTCTCAAGTTCTTCGTACAACCTCTGTCCTTGAGCGTAACCGGTTGCTTGATTTGCTTGAGGATAATTCTAGCGTTTCTGGTCAGGAGTTTGCTAAGTTGGATGATGACACTAAGCTTCAACTGTTGAAACCTCGTTCTATTCAGTCTTTAGCTGAAATGTCTGCTTATACAGACTATGTTCAGAACTTTATTGAAGCTAACAATATCCAGCCAACTGAGCCACCTCAGCCAACTGAGCCACCTCAGCCAACTGAGCCACCTCAGCCAACTGAATAGTATGCAAACATTTCATTATATTAATCACCCTGATGGCTTAGACGATTTCACTACTCAGTGGCTTCACGAATTTCTGATTCTTGCTGCTTGGCAAAGTGATATTCTTTGCTGTCAGGGTTTTCAAATTATTGATTATGCTGGAAGTTATCTTAAAAGGTTTTAATAAGCCTATCGGTCTTTCTTGCTGTCTTGGTGCTCCTCTTTGTTCTTCTAGTGCTAAGGCTTCTAAGTATGCTTCAAATAAAAATTTTCAGTCTGTTCAGGACACTAATGCACAAAATTACAAGATTTGGCAAGAACAAAAAGACTATGATTATACTAAGTGGAAAGAGGAATTAGCATATAATACTCCTCTGGCTCAACGTGAACGTTTAGAAGTTGCTGGAATAAACCCTCAGTTAGCGATGAATAACGTTACTACTGGTGAAGCCACTTCTAACGCTGGCGGTCAAACCCCGCCTACTATGGAAGCCCCTCAAATAGATGCTGCTGCCATTGGTCAAGCTGTTGCCAATGACAAAAATAACATTGTTCAGTCTCTCGGTATGATGTCTTCAATTATGAAACAAGCTCAAGAAGCTCATGAAATTCAGATTCGTAACTCTTGGGCTAATATCAAAAATACCCTTGATGTTGCTGGTACTACTAAGGATAATAGTTTAAAAGACCAAGCTATTAGAGCAGCTAAGCTTCAAAATGAGTTTACTGACAGAACCATGGAGGATAATGTTTCTTTGAAATCTTCTATGGCTAGTTTGGTTTGGCGTCAGTATTTGAACGAAAAGGCAAAAGGTACACTTTTGGAGTTACAGAAAGATGTACAAACCTACTATCGTGATAAGGTTCAACCTCAGGAACTTGAAAAGATTAAAGCTGATATTCATCAGGCTTTTACAAATGCCTTTTGTAATGTTATTGCAACAAAAAGTGGTGCTGCTCTTAATGCTTCTCAGATTAAAGTTAATGATGAATTGATTAATCGTATTAAGTCTGAAACATTAAATAATCTTTCTGATAATAAAGCTAAAGAGTTTCTTAATAAAGTTAATGACCGCACCTTTGGCGCTGTTGTTCAAAAGATTATTGCTGATAGTGGTAACGCTGGTATGCAGAATTATTTTAATTTTCTTAATGTTTTATCGGGATTTATACCTTTCAAGTAAAATAAATCTTTGTTGTTTCCGTTCTTATAGTATGGAAAAACCTTTAAAAGTACTCTGTTACACTATTTCAGGCTTTCTATGCTTTGTAGTTCTCCTGATAGTGCTTTCGTTCTTTGGTTATGTTCAGCGACAAAAACAAGTGCAACATGACATTGAAAAGTTTCAGACTGAATATGATTCTATTCAGGCTATTAAACACTAATTATAGGCATGCGCGCGCGGTTCTTCGTGTGCGTGTGCCTATTTTCGTTAATTACATTGTGCGAGTTTCCGCCTCAGGAAACGTCAACCCAGCTGCAATTAACTCTATGCGCCAGCCCAATAATACCTATGAAAAACACTAGCCTTTTTGTTACTTTTTGGGCAATGCCAAAAAGTAAGCCGTCGGCAGACCCAGCGGAGCGGAAAATTGCTGTCGGCTACCGACCACCGAGGGGTACAGGGGGCGCGGTGTGACGCCCCCTAGCGTTAGTTATCGTTAGTTACTGAGTGACACATAATAGACGTTGCATAGTTAGAAAATTGCTCGCTAGAGAATTTTCCACTATGTGACGTTTATTATGTGTTACGCCCAGCGAAGCAGAAAACGGACAAAATTTTTTTTCACGGGAAAAAGTCGCAGACTTTTTTCAGTGAGGAAAAATTTGTTCGTTTTCACATTTTCTATGGTCGAACACTCAAGCTGGCAAAGCTGGCGAAGCCAGCCAAGTTTCTACAGGTGTTTTGTACATTTTATCAGTTTTCCTAACGGCAGATGCTCCCGACATCTGCAATCCTCTTGTCCTATATACGAAAACTGACACAAAACCTATATATCTTATATTTCACGTGAAACAAACGTTAAATGTGCCTATTTGTTAGTTAAAATCCTTTAACATAATACCGGTTAGAATTAAAAAGAGGAAAATAAAAAAAGGGGGAATTTTTCCG